AGACGTGGTCCCTTGAAGCAAGGGGCGGTGGGACATCCGACTGCTATTGAAGGTTACACAGTAATTGGCTTTGACCCTGCTATGGCAGGTAATGCTGCTTTTGTAGTTTTAACTTACAACAGAGCAGATAGCAAAATTTATGTACTTGACTGCATAAACATGAGCGAACCGAATCCTCAAAAAATTCGAAATACTATCGAAGAACTTGTTGGTAAATATAAGCCACAAGAATTCCGTGTAGAAATTAACGCTCACCAGAAGGCTTACTCATTAGATGAGGACTTGCGCCAATGGCTCGCAACCTACGGCGTAAGACTAGAAGCACACTTTACTGGTAAAAATAAGTGGGACACAAATTTCGGTGTGGCATCTATGTCAACACTGTTTGGCACCATGCGAGATGGAAAGTTTCAAAACAACAACATTATTGAACTTCCATCAACCACGGACTCAGAGGGGCTTAAGGCTTTAGTCCAGCAACTAATAACTTGGAAAGCAAACACAAGGGGTAAGACCGACTGTGTTATGGCTTTATGGTTTGCGGTTCTTCGTGCTAGAGAATTTATGCAGCAGACAAGTAACCTAACAAAATTTGCAAATAATCGTTGGGTAACTAGAGCACAAAGAGAACAAAGATACGTTGTTAATTTAGACGAAGCCTTCCAAGAGCAGTGGGCTGAAACTTATGGATAGGAAAAACAATGGCATTAGGCATTGACCAGATTGCGGCACGCATTGATTCTTTGCGTACCCGTGCAGCAGACCGTGACCGTAGACATCAAGACGTTCTTGCTGTTCGTAAAGGGCAAATCTCTCAAGTTTATCCTGAATTTTTTCCAGAAGGTGTAGACGCAAATGTCGTTGCGAATTTTATTGACATTGTCGCCAAAGACTTATCAGAAGTCATGGCTCCGCTACCAGCGGTTAACTGTTCAGCAGCAAATCAAGTTAGTGACCGTGCACGCCAGTTTGCTGATAAGAGAACTCGCATTGCTTCTAATTACTTTATACATTCTGATTTTCAAGTACAGATGTACACAGGCGCAGACTGGTACATCACATTCGGTTTCGTCCCGTTCATAATTGAATTAGACGAAGAAGCGGGCTTACCTCGCATACGCATAGAAAGTCCAATCGGGGCTTACCCAGAGTTTGACCGCTATGGGCGTTGTATTGCCTTCGCTAAACGCTATACCCTTCCGCTTGCAGAATTGGTTGCACAATTCCCAGAGTTTGAAGGACAACTTCTTGGTGAAAGAGGATTTAAGCAAGACCTAAATTCTCAAGTTGAGATTGTTCGTTATTACGATAAAGACCAATCTTTGATTTATTTACCAGAACGTCACAACCTAGTTCTATCATCTGCGCCTAATCCAATTGGCAAGATGATGGTTGTTGTAGCAAAACGCCCATCAGTTGATGGCGAGATGCGTGGACAATTTGATGACGTATTAGGTATCCAACTGCTTCGCAATAGGTTCGCATTACTTGCGATGGAAGCAGCAGAGAAATCTGTACAAGCACCAATCGTTGTTCCAAGCGATGTGCAGGAACTACAACTTGGTGGAGATGCGATTATCCGCACCAACTCTCCAGCAGGTGTGCGCCGTGTGGACCTCAATATTCCACCTGGAGCATTTACAGAACAATCATTACTACAAGCAGAACTTCGCACTGGCACACGTTATCCAGAGGGACGTACTGGAAACATTGATGCATCAATCATCACGGGACAAGGCGTTCAAGCGCTTATGGGTGGTTTCGATACACAAGTTAAATCTGCTCAAGCAATCTTTGCTTCTTCTCTTAAAGAAGTTCTGTCTCTTTGCTTTTGCATTGATGAGAAATTCTTTAACTTTGAAAAGACAATTCGTGGTGTAGATGCTGGCTCACCGTTTAGCCTTGAGTATCTACCATCAAAGGATATTAAGAAGGATTACTCAGCCGATGTTCGTTATGGAATGTTGGCTGGACTTAACCCAGCACAAGGACTTATCTTCATGCTACAAGCCCTTGGCGGTAAGTTGATTAGCCGTGATATGGCAATGCGTGAACTTCCATTTGGAATTAACGTAACAATGGAACAAGAAAAAATTGAAGTAGAAGAAATGCGTAACACTTTGGTTAGCGCACTACAGGCAACTGCTCAGGCAATTCCTCAGATGATTACACAGGGACAAGACCCAACTGGTTTGGTAAAACAAATTGCAGATGTAATTAAGGCACGTCAAAAGGGTGTAAGTATTGAAGACGCTATCAATGATGTCTTCACTCCAGAACAACCTCCTGTTGGTGCACCTCAGGTTGAGCAAATGTCCCCTGCTCCCGCCGCACCAGCAGGAGGCGCTCTTCCTCCGCAACCTGGCGCAGGCAGACCAGACATTCAAACACTATTAGCGTCATTAACATCTGGCGGTAAGGCAAGCGCAAGCGCAAGAACATCAGTACGTAGATAAGCAAGGAGGGGACGATGACAACACTTGCTGCAATACAGGGTGATGGCTGGGCTGTTATCGGATGTGACTCTCGTTCATCTGACGATAATGGTCGTCCTATGGACCTTGCTACTCATAAGATTATTGAAAACAATGGAATCTTAATCGCTGGTTCTGGTTCTAGTCGTGGTTCTAATATTTTACAGTTTGGTTGGAAACCACCAAAACCAACAGTAAACGAAAACTTAGATAAATTCATGACGCAAAAATTTATTCCAAAAATGCGTCAAGTATTTATTGATGCAGGTTATGACATGAAAGAAGATGGGGATGCTGCCGAACACGATTCGTCATTTATTATTGTTGTCCGTGGCGTTATTTATCCTGTGTTTGAGGATTACTCTTGGGACCGTGATGTTAATGGTATTTACTTTTCTGGTAGCGGTGGTGACATTGCTCTTGGGGTTATGGAAAGTTATTGCCATGGAGGTATTCCTACTTCACCAGAAGATGCAGAAATCGCTGTAAACGCAGCAATTGAGGTTGCCGCTAAGTGGGACATCCATACAGCGTTGCCAGTTGTCGTTAGGACACAATACGCATGAGTAATAAGTTTCAAGAAAAAATAGAAGATGCGTTACGTTTCTTACTTGAACAAGAAACTGATGAACAATTTGTTTGCCTTAATTGGATTTTAATATCTGAGTGGGCAGATTATGGGGGAACAAGATACTTACATACCGAAGTGAGCGAGGCTATGACGCCTTGGAACGCATATGGAATGATTCAATGTGCTCAAGAATATGATAATGAAACATTTTCGAAAGAAACAGAAGAGGATGAGGATTAAATGGCAGGCAAAGGTGGATACCAACAACCTAATAACCCAGCACCAGTATCTGGTCCTGGAAGTCTTAGTCAGCGCACTGACGGGTCACCAACCCAAGCAGCAACCTACATCCCAGGATTACCTTATGGACAAGGAAAAGAAACTTACGATAATCAAGTAAGTCAACCTATGCAAGGAAATCCATTTCCTGCAATGGGTGGTATGAATGTTGTGCCTCTTGATGCACCAACTATGTTTCCAGATGAACCAGGAACTGCTGGTATCGATGCTGGAGCAGGAGTTGGCTCAGAAGCAATGATGGATTTGCCACGTTATAAATCGAATCCTAGAGATACCATTGCAAAAGTAGCAATGTTTGATGATACAGGCGAAGTAGAACTTATTCTTTCAAAGTTTATTTAGGAGCGATTAGTGAGAGTTTTAAAACCCGTTGTCGCTGAAGCCTCACCTACGCTTTATCAGGCAGCAACTAGAGCAAACTTAACACCTAAAGAACAAACTCAAGTTGAACAAATGTCTTGGGCTGTTAAAAAAAATAGAGAACTTACACGTATGTCATCTAATGATGCACGTGCAGAGTTTGAGTCACTAGACCCTAATGCTCAAGAAGGTTTAAAAGCATTTTTTAGCGATGCTGAATACATGCAACAGCCACCAGATTTTGGCGACCGTGCTTTGGGTGCCCTAAAATTTACTGGCAAACTACTTGCAAGCCCACTTATTGGATTGTTTAAAGTTGCTGGTGCATACAATCGTGTTATTAATCAGCCTTATAAGGTTGCTCGTCAGGTAGCACAGGGCGAAAGTATTTTTGATTGGAAAGTTTGGGACGATGCCTGGGACGGCAGAGACTTATACGACAACAAAGCAATTGCTGAGGCTGAAAATACATTTGGTAAAGCAAAAATTTATGTAGCAAAAGGATTACTTGAAGGCAAGAAGCCTGGAGAAATTCTTGAAGCATACGGAGATTTAACTCCAGAAATTACTGCTGCTATTGAAGAAGCATTCAATAACCCAGATTCATTTAAGCAGGTAATGGATGCTGCAAAGTATGCACAGTTTAGTCCTGGTCGTGATATTGCTAGAATTTTTGATAGAAAGCCACCTAAGAATGGTGGTCTTACTGGCGATTACATTGATGGCACTACTAAAAATGTTTCAGGTGTAATTGATTTTATCTATCAACTTGCTATTGACCCGCTTACTTGGATTACTGGTGGAACTAGCAAGGCTGCAACTCGTGGAACACAGTTGGCAGAACTTGTAACTAAGGCTGGCGATGATGTTGCTGCTGGTGTATCCCAAGTATTTAAAGATAAAGGCGTTATTAAACTTTGGGATGAACAGTTTGGTCCAGAAATTGAGCGTCTTGCTTCTACTAGAACTGAAGCAGAAAAAGCAATTGTTCGCCGTGAAATTGGAAAACGCTTTCCTGGCTACAATAACGATGAAGCACTAGATTTCTTTGCTAAAAAGAAAATGTTTAATGCCGAAAAAGCAGAAGATGTTTTTTCTCAAGCATCAAACGTGCATCTATTACTTTCTGGTCGTCTAGATGGTATGACATATCGCCGCAATGGCGTGGTTACTGCTCGTTCAGAGCGCCGTCTTACCCGTGGTCTTGAATCTTTCTTGGAAGCCACTTTTGATAAGGCTGATAACTTCTTTAACGTAAAGCGTGGTGCTGAAGAACTACAAGCAAAAGGTTCTGATGCATGGGATATTCTTGCAACTGCAGGACGTAAGTCTGATGAGGCTGTAAATCCACAGATTAAAGAATTTGCAAAGCAAGAAAAAGATATCAAGGGATTTAAAAATAAAGTAGATGCCTTTGGTAAGTGGGCGGGCAAGATGGCAGCCCGTAACCCAGCAGGACAAGCAGTATTAACTGGCGATGATGCAATTAAAACAATTGATACAGTTCGCAACTATGCTCGTTTAGTTCTTGACCGTGATATGGCAGATTTTGTAGCCCAAAAGTTTTTAACATCTACTGAAGATGAGCAGATTGTAGTAATGCGAAACCTTTACGCAGCAATTATGCAGCGTGCTGGTATTACTGATGATGCAATCATGAAAGAGTATTTAAAGAAGACTCACAATGGACGTGCTGGATTTACAACTACAGTAAGAACTGAAGTTGATGACCAGTTTGCTGGGCTTCTTTCTAAAGATACAGTTAAGTATGAGAATGACACCGCATTACTTGAAGGTTCTGGAGCAATTCAACCATCACAGATTGCAAGAGGTGTAGGTCCGCTTCCTTTGGAAGAGATTGCGCTTAAGGCAAA